CCGTGAAGAAATCCTTCATCTTCTCCATGAACCAGTCCACTCCCTTATAAATTGTTTCGGGGGATATGAGACCGAACGTGAGACCCGAAAGAGCATTCGCAATACCAGCATTGAACTTTTCTGCGATTCCCGGATCTTCTTTACCACTTATTTTTGAAGCATCGGACCAACCCTTGGCGAAATCGATTCCACCACTGATCGCAAGTAATGGCAGCGCGGCTTTCCCAAGCAGCTTCATGAGTCCTTTACCTTTGCCGCCCAATAATTTTTTAAAAATTCCTACACCGCCTGCAGCACCACCGAGACCCAGCATACCCATGATCCCACCTTTAATCTTACTCATGAGACCACCGCCGTCCTCGCCATCAGCACCTTCTTTACCAACTTTTTCCAGGTTAGCGAACCCGTCTTCCAACAGTTCGTTGGTCTTCATGTTTACGGCTAGGGCCTGATCGTCCTTTGCTTCTTCGAGGAAGCCGAGCTTCTGTTTTCGGACTTCGAAATCGTTGGATTTTTTCATCTCCTCCATCATCTCATCCTGGTGCTCTTCATCTCTCGCTGCAGAAGCGGCTTTATTATCATCGTACTTGCCCTTCAGATCTTCCATCTTGTCGCCAAGTAGCATGAGCACTGGAGAACCAGCCATCATACCAAATGACTTCATCAACCCACCGGGCTTCTTGAATATCTCGGTCATACCACCAAACGCATCACCGAAGGTCTTGCGCAATGCACCCATCTCTTTCTCTTCTGCCTTGACCTGCGTCTCAGCAGACTTCTTGAAAGAATCGGCGGGTGTACTGACTTTCTTTTTCAGATCTGCCCGCGCTTCATCAGTTGCCCTTTTAGCCAGGGTCTCCTGCCCTTTGTTCATTGTCGTGAGCAGCTTTTCAACATTCTGAAGCGCTTTAGTCTGTTGCTTCTCGTTAATGGTGGGTTGTTCTGGCATTTTTTATTTTCTCGTTTTCGTCCTTTATGGCTTTCAGAACTTGGTAACTGTATATCTCCATCTCGTATGGGAACATACTGTTTATTTCGGGGAGGCTGAATCCCCCGTACCTCTTTAGTTCGAACACGTCCGTATAATAATCAACAATAGTTTTATAGGAACCAATCAGTTTAAGAATTTTAGGAAGTCTTTTATCTCATCCTTATCTATATGCTTGCACTTCGGACAGGTGCTCTGAATTACCATTTTCATCGATATCAGCTTCTTGGTTGAATCGAATATCCCTTTGAGCTGTTGCTTCGTAAGATTATTTATCACTTTCTTACGGAGCTCTGCGGGTGTGAACTTCGTGTGTATGTCCTTCCCGTATATTACCTTGATTATTGAATGGGAAGCGGTGAGCGTATATAGATCCAGCTCGGTTTTTACGTCGTCCATTTCGTAGAAAAAATTGAACCTCAAGGGAACTAACTGGATTGCCAACTCATCGGTAATCTTGTGCATGACCTTGAGAGTCTTCTCCCTTTCGTATTCGATTTTCTCATCGATCGAGACATCGAACTCGTAAGCGTTCTTACACTTTCCACATTCCTTACGCTTGAGAGTTATTGTCTCGCCCTTACTTTTTGCTCGTAGGTTGATGATCAGATGGACGAAGTCAATAAGACTCAACTTCTCCCATTCGATCTTGTCATTGATACATGCCTCGGCCACTTTCACGTAGTTCCTCACCATGTCTGATGTACTATCGGTATCGATTGCCGTGAGGATTCCCTTTTCCTGTTCGACGGTATAGGGAACGAAACTGATCTTTTTCTTGAGGACTTTCAGTTCCATCTCGTGAGTAGGAACCACATTGATGTTAGGTAAGCTCATTCATTCACTCCTTACGCGAAAAAACCTTTCGCCTTATCAATCATATTACCCGCTGAGTCCTTGACTTTACCAAGAGTATCACCCAGTCCGCCGAGTTCTCTTTTGGCCATGCCAAGCAGCGTGCCACTACCTATATTATATTCTACCCAATCGAACTTGAAGGATGTGGTTACCTTCATTGCTGTATCGTTCGATTCGTATGAGAGGGGAATGGAATCTGTGTTTATCGGATATGCGTTAATCATTCTGCAGGATGATTTGTCGACCATGAGATTATCCATCAGATACACGTCAATCATGCCCGCGTAATCGTCCTTGTAGGCAATTCGGTGCTTCTCATCGATCATCATCATACGCCATGAATCAAGGAACTTCAGAATCTTCTGACTCTTATCCACGATAAACGAAAAGCTGACAGGATCGTAATCGATCTTGCTTGCAAACGACTGAGTCCTGTTATTGTACCAGGACTCGATCGTGTTTACCGTGAAAAATGGAAAGGTCGCTTCTGTACAGAGGTACGAGAAACTTTCTACCTGAAGTTCTTCGTTGGCGAATGGGACATGGAATTCGACTCGGTATCTATTGGGCCGCAGGACATCAGAAAAGGCCGCGATCAAATGATCTAACAGAATGGCTAGGCCCTCCTTTTAGTTGATCCTCGTCCAGAAATCGTACGAGAAAATTACCGAATATTCGGAAATCGTATCGACTGATTCGAAACCCATTTCGATGGGCGTGATGGAATTCGGCCACAGACCGATGAAGCTGTATTGTGCAATTTCTTTTCCGTCATTGTCCAGCTGAATTACGGAACCGGCTCGTTTATACAGAGCGGCATCCAGGCCAATAGCACTTTCGTTGGCCTTGATCGTTTCCATCCAGATTTCCAGCTCGTTCCGAATTGCGAAGTTGTTGTCCAGCATGACCGTGATATTCAGATCTTCGAAGGTTACGTCACCGGCAATTTTCACTTTCATTCCCATGAAGGGAACTTCGATGATACCGATGGTCTTTCCAGGCATCTGAGTAGTCTTGCAGAAAAACTTCAGCTCTTCGGGCAGGCCCAGGATTTCCATCTCGTACAGAGTCGGGCGAACGCCATTTTCAAAAGCAGCTTTGAAGCTATCAATTTTCATCGACATTTGAATTTACTCCTTTATTATAATCAGGGGAGCCGAATAAATCCGGCTCCCGTATTGAATTTACGCTTTCGCAACGACCTCGTTAAAGGACACGTTGCCGTTGACATTGATGAACTCGAGGATGATGAATTCGGCGCTGTAGGTCGGCTTGATGTAGATGTTGGCCAGGAATTCGTTCCGTTGTCTCACGACCGCGGTGTTCAGTGCTTCGTCACACTGTACGTGGAAATCCTCGATACCCTCACGGCCCATAACGTCTCGCAGGAAGGGCTCAACCATTCCGACAAAGCGACGGCGCGTGAACGCAGTATTCTTTTCGAACATGAAATATTTCGAAGAGGTTGCGATGGATTTTTCAAGGACGATGAACAGCCATCTGACATCGAGTCTGTCGAAAGCACTCGGAGCAACTAGCATGGTTTTCTGTCCCAGAAGAACAGCTCCTTCACTATCACTCATCAGGACCGGATTGAGACCAGCTTTGTACAGGGTACCGCGCTGGGTTTTGTCCGGGTTGATTGCCAACTTGATGACGCCTTTGAGAAGTCCGCGGTTGTAACCAGCTTCGGCGAACCATGCATCCCGTTTCCAGTTTGTCTGGACTCGTAGACCGGAGATATCGGCTGAAATCGGAACCCAGCGATATTTGTCATTGTACTTATCGTACATGTACTTCCAGTTGGCTACGATGTTCGCGTATGAAGTGGCACGTGCCAGGGTTGTGGTTCGGTATTCCACGCAATTTGAAATCGCGGTTGCCTGAGAAGCAACTCCGACGACGTCGGCCTTAGGTACACAGAGATAACCCACACAATCCATTCGAACATCCGCGAGACTGTCGATGATGTACTGATGGACCGTTGCGTCTTGGTTCGCTCCGTCACAGAGGATATTGACATCCACTTGTTCCGGATTACCAAACAGATCGTACCCGTCGGTAACGTCTCCAACTTCAGGAGCATCAGCAACACCACCCGCCAGAGCGACTATCTCGTTGGAGGCCGGAATTTCTGTGTTCTCCACATCGTCATAGATCAGAATGTAACTTGATCCACGGTTGATTATGTCTTCCACATAATTGCTGTTACCTTCGAAGTCTTTGGAACCTTCGGTCAGGGAAACCATCCAACGCTCCACGATTTCCGTACCATCATAAATGACGATGGCTACTTGACCGGTTTCGGGTGCATACTCAAACTGGCTTACGAAACTGATACCAGTCGTGACGTTCTGAGTTGCAAAGTCCGTGGCATTGGCGACTGCGACGGAGAAGTCTTCTCCACGGAGTCCAGGATATTTTGCTGCGATGTTCCATTTGTCATTTCCACCAGGAAAACTTGGGGTATAATCTTCAGCGGCTTCATCGTTGACAATTTTCGCTGCGAAAGCGGTCGGTGTTTTGTCACCGGCTTGATCATCGAGGATACGGATGCCTGCGTTCATCGCCGTGGAATCTTTGATTGCACGAACGAGATGAAGATTACTTCCGTACTGCAGGAAGTTATAAGCGGAAAACCAATGCTCGTAGTTGT